GGCTATGTATTTAGAAGATGACATCGAGGGAAAAATGTTTCATATGTTATTTGATCTTTGGGATTCTGGTGATCTTAGGTTTTCAACTGATCCTGAAACATTTGCAGATCTAGTTGAAACTCACTTAAATTATCAGTACCAAATCGCCTTAGATATTGCCATTAGTAGAGAAGATAAACTAATGCGAAATTATAAGGATCTGATCCACACACTAAAAGAACGAATAGATCCTGATAGCGTGTAATCAATTAGAAGATCAAACAAGAACCCCCAAACTCTGGGGGTTTTTTTTGGAAGTTAAAATTTTCACTTCCAGATCACAGATCAAAAAAACTGGTATTATATTTTTGTGATCAATTGGATCACTAACAAGGAAAAAATATGAAATATAAAATAAATGACAAAATAACAACATCCCAAGATTGGCATGAAGCATATCAGGGCGAGATTGTAAAAATTAAACGCTACCCTGATCCTACTAGATCAGACGATCAAGATCTGACTTGGTACACAATCACAACGCCACGCCTAAACGCATACGGCAAAAATTATACTTTTATAACAAACGATATAGAGGGGGTTCAACTATGAGAAAGATAACTTTAAAAATAGCAAGATCATTATGGCAAGGTAAACCTTGCAAAATATCGAATACTTATACAGATGGTGAAAAAGTATTCCTACATGACAACCTGATCGCATTCAAGCGTGAAAATGGCCTCTCTATCTCTATGGCTGGCTGGCCAACTGTAACCACTAGAGAAAGGATCAACGGCCTTTTATCTCTCTTTGGACATGAGGATCGATTGATCGGAGGCCAAAGGGTAAGAATATATCAAAGATATGGAGATCAATATATCACCACATCAAAAGGCCACGCCAAGATCAAGAAAGATTCCTTTTATCATGTGAGATTAATAACCCCAAAAACAGATCCTAAAACTGTACAGGGGATATATAGACATGGCGACATGATAATCGAGGATCAAGGCCTAATTCCTGAAGCTGAAATTGACTGCTTTATCCCAAGCGTAAAAAGGAGGGTTCTATAATGTTTATCGTTGATGATCAATATACTGGAGAGATCCACAAGTTTGATACTGAGGATCAAGCCGTTGAATTTTGCCAAGAGCAGGATATTATTTATTACAGTAAGGCAATGGAATACCTTTCGGAAAATGATGCTTCTCTGGTGGACTCTCTGGCTCTGGCTCATGAGTATGGCTTCACTCTCGACAAGCTGAACAGCGAAACCATCGCAACGATCTTGTACCAACATAACCTATTGAATACTATCGAGGAGGATCAAACACAATGAAAAGGCGTTTATCAAGTTTTTTTATGGGGATTATGGGAGGCTTTATTGCTCTCTCCATATGGGCGTTTTTATTAATAGGTTATCTAATGATCCCAGATCTGATCTAAAGATCAAAGGAGGTAATACTGGGGGCTTCAATGCCCCCTTTTTATTGTCTGATCCTAAACAGAAGAATGTTAAAGATCTCCAAGCTGTAGATCTGCATAAAACAGAAGAAAGTTAAAGATAGATCTATAGATCCATAGATCAACAACAGAAGATTCATAAAGATCAGATCAATCTGGAGAGGATCAAGCAACTGGATCAACTGATCAAGGCCTGAAATCGCCCTAAATTCTAATTATTATTAAAGATCTATAGTAAGAGATCAATATAGATAAATACTAAGGAACAAGTAAGGATCAGATCCCCAGATCTGGGAGATCAAGATCAGCAGATCCAGATCAATAAGATCAGCAAAATAATATATATCCCTCTCTTTTATTCTCCATTTTGCCCCCTTGATCCTCCAGATCTATATTTTTACTGTTTCGATCAGACTTAAAAAAATGATCTGATCATTGTTGCAGCTCTTTTTATGTGTTAATCCCTTTAGTAGTGCGGGTTGCAGGCTGTTTGATGTATCTGTACAGCTTCGCATAATTTATATTATGTTAAATACCCCCCACGGGGAGGCTCATCACCATCCTTGTTCTAGATTTTTACTATCCCACCCACAAAAAACAGAATTTCAAAAAAAAACCATTTTGGACTTTATATGTGCTATACTATCCATATGCAAAAACCAAAAGGTAATCCAGCACTTGTTAAGGGTATGACCTCTTTAAACCCAGCAGGCAGACCTAAAGGCTCTGTAAACAAATATACTGCGTTGGCACGAGAGTTAATGTCTGAGAAAAGTGGTGAAATTGTACAAAAAGTAATTGATAAAGCTATGGATGGAGATGTACATTGTTTAAAGATGTGTATGGACAGAATACTGCCTGTACAAAAAGCAGTTGACTCTAACAGAACAAAAAATGATGCTCAAGTAATTATTAATGTAGCTTCTATTGACTCTATAGAACAAAAGGCTAATGAATATGACGATGCCGAACTAATAGAGCCTGTAGAAAAGTCTGATGACGAGGTTGTTGTTAATATAGATTCCACACCTATGGCCGATAAATTCGATGGCTGAGTTAAACATTGATTTACACCCTGCACAACTTGAAATATTTCATTCTAATAAACGATTTAAGATAGTTGCTGCTGGTCGTAGATTTGGTAAGTCTTATCTATCTGCTTGGATTCTTTTAATTAAAGCAATACAGTCTGATTCTAAAGATGTGTTTTATATTGCACCCACTTTTCAGCAAGCTAAAGACATTATGTGGGCAATGCTTAAAGAACTAGGTAGAGATTTAATAGTACAAGCATACGAAAATACGGCTGTTCTTACTTTAATTAATGGTCGTAAGATATACCTGAAGGGATCTGACCGACCTGAAACACTTCGTGGCGTTGGACTTGCTTATGTTGTGCTTGACGAATATGCTTCTATGAAACCCCAAGTTTGGGAGCAGATTATTCGCCCCACTCTTGCTGATGTCCGTGGTGGTGCTTTGTTTATTGGAACGCCTGCTGGTAAAAACCATTTCTTTGACTTGTATAAAGATGCCCTAGATGATGACGATTGGGATGCTTTTCAGTTTACTTCTACAGACAATCCTTTTTTGCCAAGTGAAGAAATAGAGGCTTCTAAAAAAAGCATGTCCTCTATGTCGTTCAGGCAAGAGTTTGAAGCATCATTTGAAACGACTTCTGGTGGTATATTTAAAGAAGAATGGTTTCAAGTTGATGAAGAACCAGAAGATGGTAACTATGTTATTGCTGTTGATCCTGCTGGGTATGAAGCTGTAGAACAAGAACGCAATTTAAAAAGATCAAGGCTAGACGAAACAGCTATTGCCATTGTTAAGATTGATCGTGATAAGTGGTGGGTTAAAGATATACTACATGGTCGCTGGAACATTAAAGAAACAGCAAAAAAAATTCTTTCATCTGCGATGAATGTAGAATCATCTACAGTAGGCATAGAAACAGGATCACTCAGAAACGCAATATTACCTTATTTGGAAGATGAAATGCGAACAGAAGGTAGATGGGTTTCTATAATAGAACTTAGACATGGCGGTAAAAAGAAAAACGATAGAATAACTTGGGCGTTACAAGGTAGAATGGAACATGGACAAATTACCTTTAACCAAAAAAAAGAATGGCGAGAATTTACAAATCAACTATTAGATTTTCCTAATAGACTTGCACATGATGACATGCTAGATGCTCTTGCTTATATTGATCAAGTAAGTGTAGCAGATTTTGCCCACTCAATTGAATTAGATGATGAATGGAGGCCAATAGATAATGTCGCTGGATATTAACAATTTAACAAGAGCAGAAATGGATGAATTACTAGAATATAGTAATGACAAAACTAATATTGTAGAACGTTATGTTGTAGCCTGCCAAATAATTACAAATTTATTAGAACATGGTTCAGACGATATATTTGCAGAAGCAGATTGGGATGATACTGTTGATTTAACAATATGCAAATTACTTATAGATGGAGATATAGTTGTTGAGCCAGAAGAAAGAAAGTTACATTAAGAATAAAAAATGTGATATAATCGGCACTTCTAAGTGCGATTACTACATTATAAGCCTATATGAATTCAGAAAATAAATATCAAGCATTAGCAGGATGGTTATCACACCGACTAGATAGTTGGAGAACGCATAGAAATATTAATTATATTCCTATGTGGGATGAATACTATAGGTTGTGGCGTGGTATATGGTCTGCTGAAGATAAAACTAGAGCAAATGAAAGATCTCGATTAATAGCACCTGCGTTACAACAAGCGGTTGAATCATCTGTAGCCGAACTCGAGGAAGCAACATTTGGCAGGGGAAAATGGTTCGATATACAAGATGACATGCTTGATGAAGATCCAAGCGATGCTGAATATGTGCGTAAATTATTACAAGAAGATTTAGAAAAAACAGGCTGTAAAGATGCTATATGCGAAGTATTTTTAAATGGTGCTATATATGGTACGGGCGTAGGAAAAATTGTAGTTAAGCAAGTTATTGAAAGAGCACCTACTGAAGAACAAATTGATGGAACAATGGCTACAACTCGTACTGTAGTCGAATATCCTGTTATTGATGTTCATGTAGAGCCTATATCGCCTAAAGAATTTCTTATTGATCCATCAGCAAACTCAATTGACGATGCTTTGGGTGTTGCACACGAGGTTATTAAACCTAGATACCATGTAGTTGAGGGTATTCGCTCTGGTATATATAGAGATGTACCACTAGATGGTGATTATAATACTGCAAAATTTGGTTATGATCCAGAAACTAAGTCTGCTGATGAGTCAGATTCAGTAAAAATATGCGAATATTGGGGATTAGTACCAAAAAGGTTTTTAAAAGCCAACAAAGATAAAGAT